ACCTAGATAGATTAGCTGCAAACAATAGGATATCTAGACCTAAATTAGTGGGGATGAGCGATACTTCTTTTAGAGAATATATACCTGTATTATCTTACAAACCAAAGCAAGTAAAACTTATAATAGACGCGCTTTTAGACGTATTCTTTTTTAAAGAATCTACTACTGCGTTTATCATGTCTGATGCTTATCAACCATATTATCTACAAGACGGTTGGGAATTATTTTATTTAGTAGACGGACAATTTCAAGAAAAAATAATTTTTAGTTTAGATGAATTTACTTCTATATCTACCGCCAGCGCGGATGAAGTAGTGGCATCAATAAACAGACAGACTAAATATAGCTATGCAACTAACTATTACGATAGCATAACTAAAAAAAATTATATAAGAATTTTTACAAAAACGGTTGGCTCTAAAGGATCAATAGAAACGCAAGGTGGAAGATCAAATATATCGTTGAGATTTAATGGTTTTATATTTGAAGCAGGTAACGGCGAAAATACAAAATGGGGCGTTTCAAGGATCGGAGATCTCACTACGTTTCAATACATAAGCGGAACATATCCAGGAATTAATCGGCTGAGAGAGAATGACATTTTCATATGTGATATACCCGGTAACGAGGGTTCGTTCTATATTAAAAACATAGATATAGCGAACAATTCTATAGTTTTTAATAATTTATTTTCTTCGATTGGCGAATTTACTCAAACTTCCTCTAATCAAGTTAAATTTATAAGACCAGAAAAGTACGTTGCATATAAAACACCTCGTAGAGCTATAACATGGGAAACATCTCCAGGCGAAATAATAGTTGAAAGTCCTGCCACTCCACCGGTCGTTCAAAGATCATTAAAAGGATCTCTTCATATAAATGGTTCTTTTAGTTTAATGACAGAGAGAGTAAGCAGCAATTCGCTAAGGGTTGCCGATGCCTCGCTTTTTCCTAAAAGTGGTTCGTTTTATATAGAGCCCGTTGAAACTATAAAGACAAAAATAGTTACCTCCGACTCAACAGAAATATCAAGTAAAAATATAAACGGAAGATTAGTATCTAGTCTACAAAAATATACTTATGCAACAAGAATCGTTCTATCTACTACAGGAAATACTCAAGGCGGCTCTAATCAAATAGAGGTTCAATCTGTTGGTGGATTAGAGAACGGGATGTCTATTTTTATAGATGGACTTAGAGAAGATGCAGTCATAACTAATATATCTGGTTTAACTGTAACTAGCTCAATAGCATTATCTAGTACATCTTCTAATGTTATCGTTGAATTTGGAGGAAATACGCTGTTTGGAATATCTCCATCATTACCAATTCAAAATAATTTAAACGAAGCAACTATATCTTCTTTAACTAGAGACGCTAATATAGTAACTGTAACTACTTCGTCTTCTCATGGCTATAATGCAGGTGAAATAGTTTTTATTGAAAATAGTTCTGGCATTGTAAATATGGCTACAACAGGAAACTTAGTAAATGCGAGCGCCATTATTAGCAATATTGCAAATATGACAGGTGTTTCTATAGGCCAGTTAATAAGTGGAACCGGTATACAGTCCGGTAGCAAAGTAGTAAATATACTGGGGTCAAACGTTATAAGAATAAGTAAACCGGCTACGTTAACCGGCACGACAGTTTCTATAAACTTCGGAGATGACACTAATGGAAGTTTTATAATTAAAGAGGCTACAGCGAATACTTTTAAGTTTAATCTTATTGGAATGAATGGATCTGCGGCGGCACCAGGCATATGTAGGGTTGAAAGAATAATGTTCTCAAATGTTGGATCTAAGATAATAATTAAAAAAGCACAAGAAGCGAAGAACACTAGAATAAAAGGCCCTTATGCGTGGGACACTAGGGCGCCATATTTATTGTCTTCTAAAACAGCTGAAATAAATTCGGCTATAAAATCTGGATCTATAGTGAGGCTATTAGATGTCTCAAACAATGAGATACCGCCAGAGTCTGGTTTTTTGATTTTTGACTATGGAAAAGAAAATCAAGAAGGGCCAATTAGATATCTTTATAAGCCATCTGAAAACATAATAGCCCTAGATCCTAGCTATATTTTCACTAAAAATCACTTAATAGGCGGATCTGTAGTCTATTTGAATAAAAAAGGCGCGCACGTCTTGAAGGGTGACGCGGCAGAATATAGCCCATACTTAACAGATCCGGCCGAAGCAAGAGAAATACTTAAAAACTTAATAAGATCAGTAAAAAGTGCTGGCGTATTTATTAACTTCTTAATTAGATTTCCAGAGCAACTTTATGGCGTGTTTGATGTATATAATCAACAAGAAAAAGGTGCTGGAATGCCGTTTGATTAAAAAAATCAACATTTATCATAGTATAATTTAGCTATAGGAGTTTTAGGTGGCAGTATTAGGCAGATTATTAGTATCAAGCGCACAGCGCGTAGATCTTCCTGATCTATTAAGCATAGATAGTTACGCTGCAGGAGATTGGCGCTATTTTATACAAGGTTTAATAGGTTCTTCTAAGCCTCTTATTTTAAAGGGCTTCGATGTAATAGATCCGCAAAACTGTATAGGCACAGAAAGTTGCTCTATAAAGATTGCCGACTCTGTTGTTTTATATCCTGGTGCCAGCGCTGGTCCTTTTTACCACGGTCTTCCGGAAGGCAATATAAATGCGCAGCCATTAGTGCCAGAGCTTAGAAAGAACGCTACAAACTATGTTTATCTAACATTTAGCACATTTAATACCTCTCTAGATTCAAGAGCGTTTTGGGATCCAGATAAAGATGGCGGTGTAGGCGGAGAATTTACTCAAGACGTAAATACTGAATCAGTGCTTAAGGTTGAAATAAACGTTTCTACCGGATCTTTTCCAACCAATACAGTTCCTATCGCAAAAATAACCTTAACAGATAAAATTACTGCGATAGAAGACGCAAGAAATATGATGTTTAGGTTGGGGACCGGTGGAATAAGCCCTGATCCGATAAGCTCATATGATTTTAAATCTCTTCCATCTTCTACTTATCAAAGAAAAGAACCGCCAGTATCTATAAACAATCAATCTGATCCAAATCCATTCCAAGGCGCGGATAAAAATATTGATTCGCTAAAAGGGTGGATGGATGCCGTAATGACCAAGTTAAAAGAACTTGGTGGTACACCTTTTTGGTACCAAGATTGCTCTACATTTAATCTATCAAATATTTTTGCAGATGCACTTGCAACTACCTTTAAATCTAAGGGTAGTTATATTCATAGCTCTTCTATACCTGGGCAATTAAGTTGGTCTGAAGACATAGTAATCAAAGACGCATCTTCTCCAAAAGACATAATAATAAGAAGTGGTCAAAAAAATCTTTCTAATGAGCAGATCGCATACATATCGCTGAATAGAGGATTACTAGCGAATGATTTTGATGAACCGATAAATTGGATAAATGGACAGTCTTATGTAAGTACTGTTAACGGCTCAATAGGAAGATTCGCTAATTTATCAAAAGGTGATTGGATCAAAAAGGTAACCGACGGTAACCATCTAATGGTTAGAGTCGAAGAATTTTATCTTAATTCAACACCGGGCGGATCTACGTGTTTACCTGCAGACGCTAAAAGCGTAAAACTAAATGTAGCATATTTAGGTACAACCGCAGTAGAAAAAGTAAGATACGATCAAGGGGTTTACGAATCATCTGACGTGGTTGTCAGTGACAGAAATAATTCCGCTATAAATTTAGCAGGCGGAAATTTTCACTGGCTGGCACTTAGAAGTGACACTGTACAAAATATAGCAACAATACAAAGTTTTGTGTGCACAGGCTCTATCACAAAGGCAGACGGTGAAAGAGTTAAGGTATCGTCTACCGCGCATGGTCTTGTCGACGGTGATAGAATAACAATTTCTTTGCCTGCTGGGCACGCAGGTACTCACGTAATTGAAGTTGAAAACGCTAATACGTTTTATTTTAAATCATCAGATTTAACAAAAGGGCCGCTGACAGCGCATTATGCGTTACTGCAGACTGCCAGTAGAAATAATAATTACGGTCTACAGTTAGAAAGTGCACAGCACGGTTTTGTATCAAACGACTCAGTAATAATAAGTAATACTACTAATTTTAATGGTTCTTATTTAGTAAATAAAAGATCTTCTACGGTTGTACAGTTTGCTGCCGATGATGAATTGGATGAAGAGACGTCTGGTATTGCTACGTTAGCAAGAATAGACGTAAGAACAGAAAAAGGAATTACTAAAGTAGTTCAAGGCGCCGTTTTAAACATAGGCGAAACTGACTCTAAAAATATTCAAAGTTTTATAGGCATGCAGTCTCTTTCTGAGACGCACCCAGATTATAGTATTCCAGCTTCTTACAATACACTTCAAGGATTTCATAATTTTAACGGCGAAGTATCTGATAGCTTAACAGATAGAGTAAGCAAACTTACATCCATGACCGCCGATAAGGCTCAGGATAAAACTATTAAATACGCTGCAACTGCCGTCAGCGCCACCAACACAATGAATGGTGCAGCGCAAGAACTCACGTTTGAATATCCTGGAAGCACACTTACCATAATTCAACCTGGTTCTTTTGGAAATGCAACTATACAGCTTCCTAATTTGGGAAGTACGCCAATATCTTTATTGGTCAATCAGTGTGCATACGTCAGAATAGATAGAAACGAAGCAAGTGCTCCTTCTATTGAAATAGTAGATACAGTAGATGTTCCAGTTGAAGAAAACGTTTTTGTTATAGCGTCAAGACTAAGCGGAAATCCACTTTTTCTTTGGAACGGAACGCAGGTAATCGGAACTGTATCGCTTATACCATCAGAAACATCATTAATAAAAGTTGATGGTCATGATCCTATAAGCACAACGCTGCCAATAGGTAATCCTGTAGTCGTTGACAATATAAGTATCAGTGCAGGTGATACGGTTTTATTTTCTGGACTTAGCGCCGGCGCCAATAGAATATATAAAGCATTAGGCGTAGGTTTAAATATAACTAGCTGGGTTGCACAATATTGTTTTAATGGATTACACGATCCTACAGATGGCGACACAGTAATAGTCAAAAGTGGTTCTGGATTTGAAGATCAAATAGGTAAATTTACTGGCTCTGCTTGGGTATTTAACGACAAAGTTCGTTATTTTAACGGTGCAGATTACTGGGAACAATCTAATATAAAAATTAAAAATTTACTTAATGACACGACCGACGAAGTTTTTGATATTAACTTCGCTGGTAGTGAAAACATGATAGTGGATTTTTCTCTTGTTAGAGATTCTAAAAGAGAAATCGGTACGATATATATAGTGACAGATGGCGCTTCAGTTTCTGTCACTACCAATGGTGCAACATTAGGCACATGCGGCGTTAATTTTACTGGCGAAATTGTTGGATCAACAATAAAGTTAAATTATACTTCTACAGATGAAGTATATGATACTACCATGAAATACATGGTAAGAAGATGGTCAAGTTCTTCTGGTGGACCAAGTGGATTACCTAGTTACAGTGGAGCGACAGTAATAGCAGGCCCTGCAGGTCCAGCAGGTCCAGCAGGGCCCGTAGGTCCAGCAGGTCCTATTGGGGCCACAGGTCCGATTGGACCACAGGGGCCAGCCGGTTTAGATGGCTTAAATGGCACGAACGGTTCAGATGGAGTAGACGGTAAATCTGCATATCAAGTAGCTGTAGAAAATGGCTTTGTAGGTACAGAATCGCAGTGGCTTGCTTCATTAGTTGGGGCTCAAGGTCCGCAAGGAATACAGGGCCTACAAGGAATTCAGGGAATTCAGGGAATACAAGGTCCAGCTGGAGTCGCTGGTGCAGATGGCGATGATGGTATAAATGGTGTAGACGGTAAATCTGCATACGAAGTAGCTCTCGATAACGGCTTCGTTGGCACAGAACAAGAATGGCTGGATTCATTAGTTGGAGCTCAAGGTCCACAAGGAATACAGGGCTTACAGGGTCCAATAGGGCCACAAGGCGAACAAGGGCCAGAAGGTCCAACTGGCGTTGTGACAGCTACAGCGCCACTTAACTATAATAGTTTAACTAAAACTATTTCTATCACACCTGGTCCAAGTGATAAGTTTTTACGCGGAGATCTGCAGTGGGCCGATGCAGCAATTGGAAATTTAGATGGCGGTTCACCATCAAGTGTATATGGCGGAATTTCAAGCATTAATGGCGGAGGAGTTGTATAAATGGCTACGGTAATTCAGTTTAGACGCGGAGCGGCCGCTGAATGGCAATCAGTAAATCCAGTTCTTGCTCAAGGTGAGATGGGATTAGAGCTTGACACAAATAAAGCTAAAATTGGAAATGGTGTCCTTAACTGGAATGACTTGCCTTATTCTGGAATTGTCGGACCAGTTGGTCCACAAGGTGTACAGGGTGAACAAGGGGTTCAAGGACCGGCGGGTCCACAAGGGCCACAAGGACCTCAAGGTTTACAAGGACAGCCTGGAGTAGGGATTCAATTAAAAGGAAACGTCGCAAACGTTGTTGATTTGCCTTCTAGCGGAAATTCTCAGGGAGACGCGTACATAGTTGACGCAGATGGCGATTTATATGTTTGGACTGGCACAGAATGGGACAACGTTGGTCAAATAGTGGGACCAGCAGGTCCACAAGGTCCACAAGGAATTCAGGGTCTAACTGGTCCACAAGGTCCGCAAGGTGAACCTGGTCAAAACGCGACTCCGCCAAGCGATGACGCTTATTCTTCTTCTTGGAACGGCGTTACAACCATTGCTCCTTCTAAAAATGCCGTCTATGACGAAATGGAGCTAGCAAAGAGTAGAATTTCTGCTGCTGAAGATGCTATAGCTCTACAAGGAATATCATCAAATGTAGCATACTCTAATACTGTATCGGCGTTAACAGCTACTAACGTTCAAGATGCCATCGATGAACTTGTTGCCAGCTCTCATGATGTTAGCGATACAGCTTATTCTTCTTCTTGGAACGGCGTTACGGACGTTGCTCCTTCCAAAAATGCTGTCTACGACGAGATAGAACTCGCTAAAGCCAGAATATCTACACTTGAAGACTTTTCTATAGGCCAAGTAGTGTGGGTATCTAAAAATGGTAGTGACACAACTGGGAACGGTGGTCAACATAAGCCATTTTTAACTATCACTAAAGCTTTTACCGCGATAACTGATGCAAGTCCAAGTAAGCGCTATGTTGTACATGTAGGCGCCGGTGCATATACCGAATCTTCTGTTGCGCTTCCATCTAACGTATTTGTAATAGGCGAGAGTAAAGAGTCTGTCAGAATAAGCGGTGCTGTATCAATGGGCGTTTGGACTCAAGATAACGCTGGATCTGATGATCGATCCGGCTTTTCAATGGTGTCTCTTTTAAGCGCTGCTAACTTTGATTGGAATACCGCAAAATCTAGAGCAGGTAAGCTTTATTTGAATGAAGTAGTTTTTGGATCTACATTAAACATGAATGGTTACGATAACGCTATAGCTCAAGCGCAATTCGATTCATGTATAATTTTCGGCGCAGTGACTATAAGCGGCATTAACGTTGGAGTTTTTTCAAACAATACTTGCTATGGAAATATAACTTTAAATCAACATCCAAATGGTGGGATGGCTACAATTCTTTCGGCAAGCGGCGGTTATTGCAGCAGCACAGTGCGTCAAAATACAACTGTAAATGATTTTGGGCGTCGCTGCGCATCATTTTTACGATCTTTTTCATCTGAAAATCTTATCGTTGATGGACCTTCATCTTATGCGGACTTTGGAATAGATTCTGGATCTAAAAACGGAATACAAGTTCTTAACAATGGAAACATTGTTCCTATTAATTCAATTCTTAGCCAAAGACTTGTTCCTAATGCAGCCAATACACACAATTTAGGTGATTGGGGTAAGCAGTGGATGTATAATTTTGGATACATACACGCATCATCTGGCACGGATCTTTATTTAACTTCCGTGGGAGAATCGTATGATCCAGCTGGTGATATAGCTGGTCGCTCAATTAATATAGAATCCGACGGATACGGCCTTAAGCCAAACGTCAATGGTGGAGATATAAATCTTGTTACTGCTGCAACAAGCGGAACCGGATTGCGAGGCAGAATAAAGCTTGATGGTAAAGAGATTGATGTATCAAGTAAAAAAATTACATCACTAGCGGAAGGCACAATTAGTTCTGATGCTGTAAACAAAGGACAACTAGATAGTCACGTCAATGATACAACTGACGCACATACCGCTTCGGCTATATCTGTTACACCCTCTGGTAGCTTGGCAGCCACAAATGCTCAAAGTGCTCTTCAAGAGCTTCAGAGCGACATAGATTCTATAAATAATTCAATTGGCCAAATTAACGGAATAGCTGAACTCGATGCGACAGGCAAGGTCCCTGTTTCTCAAATACCTTCTATAGCCATAACCGATGTGTATGTTGTCGCTGATTTAGCTGAACGAAACGCATTGACT